TTATTTGTAGCGTTTACCAGAGCCTTTTGAGTGGTTCCTGTAGGAAGGTTTAGAACTACTTTTCCTGCCTTGCAGGTAACTGTAAACTCTCGATCTTCGTCCTTTAACTTTTTGATCTCAACATCTTTTTCAAGGTCAATCTCAAAAGTCTTTTCTTCACCACAGTTAGGGCAGATTGGGCCAACTTTTACATCTGGACCAAACGTAGCAATTCGGATAGCTAACAAGATCATTTCTCGATCTCCTGCAAGAAGAGAATCTAGTGTGTCTTTGTCAGCCGGCTTATCGCCAACCTTTACTGTAGCTCTTTCTAGAATAGACAAGAGTCCCTTTCCAGCATCTGCGATTCTGGCAAGTTGTTCTTCGTCTGCTCCGGTTAATTCTCTAATTTCTACCGAGGTTGTTAAACCCTCAAAAGGATCTAATAGTCCACCCGGTAGTTCTACCTGAGTATCAGGAGGTGATGGGATTTCTGTTTTTGACGCAGATACCACCACCTCCTGCTCAGATAAAGCCTGGTTTACAAGCTTGTTAGCAAGGGCGGGATCGGCTGATGCACTGATAGTTTCTGTAGACATATAGTTTTCCTATTCCTTTAATTAAGAACCAAAGGTTCCGTTTGCGTTGAACTTCTTAGCTGAACCGTCTGCGGTGTAGTTTGACCCGAAAGTAACGTCAAACCCTTCATGAACTAGAGTCATTTCTTCAACCATAAGAGTTGAAGATCCTGCATCTAGGTTGCTGTATCCGAGAGAGGTGATCCATGCATTGTGTACACGGAAACGCATAGATGCGTGTTGATCGTATGCAGTTGCTGCAGCTGTTGTTGATCCTGATCCAGCAAATGCTGCTGGGTTTGGGTGGCTCAATACTGCGATATCAATATCGCAACGGAAGTTAGCGCCAATGCCACTTGTAGCATTTGGTGTTAGTACTGAGAACAGGCGGCGCATCCACTTAGCGTGAGCATCATTTCCCAACATTACGCCCTTTGAAAGGCTGATTGGGCTGAATGAACTCTGACCAGGAATCTGGTGCACGTTTGTGTTGTAGCCACCTTCGCGGTACGCGATTGACTCTGTTGTAACGCTTAGGCCAGAGAGTGAAACAAACCCCATTTTTCCAAATGAAGTTCCCCACTTACCGTCAGCGTTCTCTGGCAGAAACTCAACCACGAACTTAAAATTACGTACTGGATCTGTTGCCAGAGTACTTAATGGGTTAGTGTAAGACATTTCTTTTTATCTCCTTACGCCGTAGCGTTTCCTGTTAGCTGTCCAAGTTTAATGACAATAAACTCTGCTGGATACTCTAGAGCTACGCCAATTTCAATATTGACGCGACCTGAAGTAAGATCAGAAGCACTGTTTGTTGAAGCATCGCACTTCACATAGAAAGCCTTGTCTGGGCTTGACCCACGAAGTCCACCCTGTTGCCAGTATGAACGTAGGAAAGAACCAAGAGCAACACGAAGCTGAGACCATAGACGTTCGTCATTGTTCTCAAAAATCGCAAATGCGCTTCTATCTGTCATTTCTTTCTTGATGTATGTTAGGGAGCGACGTACGTTGATGTAACGGTCTCCCGGGGTGTTGTTCATTGTACGTCCGCCCATTACAACAATTCCGGCACCAGGTACTTGACGGATTACGTTAACTGGACGTTGTGAGACGTTCAAGGAATCTAGTTGAGCATTAGTTAGCTGACGTTCTGCAGATACTGCAAGAGCCACACGGTTTGTATAACCGGCTGGTGTCTTGAATACTCCACGAGAAGCATCAGTAGCTAAGTACTGGCCTACCATTGCCGCACCAGGTGCCTGGTTGCGAGTTGCAGCAGCTGACGCACGAAGTGTGTCTGGGATTGTTACCCATGGGTAGTAGACGGCAGCGCAGCCACCATCAGATGCAGCAATAAATGCTGCAGTCACATCGTTTGCATATGTTTGAGCCTCAGTTGCTGTCAAGCCTGCTGGAGTATCAATAACTGCAAATGCGTCTCCGCGACCTTCGCAATAAGCTACAAGGTCTGCCTGAACGTTAATAGAGAGAGTTCTCTCAGTAGTAGTTCCTGCAGTTGTGTAGATGTAGGCAGCGTTTGGTACGTTAAATACCATAGGGTTGTCAATTGGATCAAATGACTCAAGAGCCGTTGCGTACTCAGTTCTTGTTGGCGCAGATCCGTTAAGGCCTGATGAAAGAGACTTTACTCCGTCAACCTTAGGCATATCATCTGGAGATACAGAAGCTGAGTTTAGATCAGAGACTATAATAACTGCAGACTGTGAATTGATAACTGAAACCACATAACGTGGGTCAGTAGGATCCATGCTTAGGTCTGTATATTGCTCAAGAACATTAGAGGTTGCATTACCACCAATAGTTGGAGCTCCATACACAACAAGAGAGAATCTATTGACTACTCCCGCAGCTTTTGTTTCTACAGATAGAAGATTTCCCCAAGTACCAGCATTTGCAGCTCTTACTAGGAGGGTGTTTAGGGGTGTTGCAGCACGATCAGTCAATGTTACCTGAGCTTGTGCAGCACCTGTTCCTACTACACGCTTTACGTATAGTTGACGGCCGCCATTAGCGAAAAAGTTATAGGCAGCCCAAGTTGTTGGATAAGCGTCTTCTAGAGCTCCAAAAGTCTTGGTAAAATCTGTCCAAGAGTTTAGAAGAACAGGGTTAACTGAAGGTCCCTTTGCTAGTGGACCTACAAATGCTCCGATAGCGTTTCCGCTATCTGCAAGAGTTACCGCCTGTGGAAGTTCAACTTCCTGAATGAAAACGCCGGGTCTACTGTATGTAGCCATCCGGTTTTACTCCTTACTATGTTAGGTTGTTTACTGTGGGTTCCGAGTTTATAGATCGACTGGTGTGAAATCTGTAAATTGCTCTTGTAGTGTGATGTTTGGTGGTGTTAGCACTTCGTATAGCTGTACAAGCTGAGCTGGGAGGAACTCCGAGCTAACTTGAACGTTGTAGATATTTCTAAACAAGCGCTTGTCTTGTTCAGTAGTATCTCGTTTTACGAACCCCATCATGTCTACCCTGCGTACAGTGCCATCTTCAGGGATTGCTAGGAGTCCGAATCTTAAGGGCAACCTATTCGTAGAAAATAGGGCATTTATAATTTGCCTATCGTGTCTAGGTTGACGAGCGTATGTAGTTATTTGATAGTCTAAATTCACTGGTATTGGGTACCAGGTTGCATATTCTTCCGCAGAGTTTGCACCTTCAGGAGTATACGGCAAATCTATGTAACCTCTATGAGCCCTATCTAGTGACTCAGAAATTCCTACAAGATCAATTGTGATGTATGGGTAGCTCTGCTGACGGATTTCATTATCTGGTTGACCAAACCACACCCCAACAGGGCGGGTTGCATTACCAGAGTCAGATACAGTAATTCCGCTTACCAAAGCTTTTAATGCTTTATCTTCATTAATAATGTACGGCATTACATTATCCCCACTTCTATGAGCTTGTTAACCCATTCGTCGCCAATGTCTGGCTGCATCTCACGGATGAAGTCTCTAATTACTGGGTTTGGGGGTACGGCGTCAGTTCCGTACTCAAGGTCAATTACCTGACCATCGATAGCTTTAGGGTACTTCACAGACCACTTGCCATCAGATCTATCGTTAGAAACAGATAGTTGCATGGCTACAGCGACAGGCCATCCGGACTGTCGTGCGTAGTTTCTGAGGTTAGCGGTTAGTGTTTCCGCTTCTTTAGCTGCTGCTTTTGCGTAAGTATCTAAGAGGACTTTGGTTACTGAATTCACTTCTTCTTAGCCTTCGCAGTCAATACATATCCTGCAACAAGTCCAGCTAAGAATTTCTTCTTACCCTTTTTGTCGTCAAAGGCTGTAATGCCGCGAACGAACTCTTCTCGGTCTGCATCAGACTGAGCTTGGTATAGCCGTTTGGCTAGAAGTATCATAGTAAATCCTCCAGTAGAAGGCGCAAGTTAAAGCAGCAGGGTTCCGGGTTTCCCCGGCGTCACTTCAAAGGATAAATGAAAAAGCCCCCTTTCGGGGGCTAAGTCATTACTTCTTTTTAATAATTTTAGGGCCTACATGCCCTTTTTTCTGACCATGTTAGACTTCTTGGCTTTACCCTTGGAGTCCTTCTTTTTGGCATATTTCTTATTAGCAGCGGCCAGGGTCGTATGTCCGTGCTTGTCTTTAGGCCTACCACAGCCACAGGTCGAGCACATTACTTCTTCTTCTTTCGTAGGGCAGCAAAGTCAGATCCTTCTAGCTTGCCATCTTTGTCTGCATCAAGCTTCTTTTGTTTACCTTTTAGAGCCGTTTTCTTAGCAGTCTTCTTTGGGCCTTTGCCAAAACCTGGCTCGCCCTTTTTCTTACCACAACCACACTTAACACACATTATTTTTTACCTTTCTTAGGTTTAGCGACTTTGTCTTTTCCTTTACCTTCAGGCACACAGTTTGGCACCTTTTTACCATTTTGATTCTTCATACCTACTTGGACGTAGCCGTCCCAGCAAGGATTCTTAGCTGTGGGCATCTCTAGCTCCAAACGCACTGTAGTTTGCATACTGCTGGAATTGAGGGTCATTGATCATTTCTTCAGCATTTACCTGGTTACAGTCAATACTGAAGAGAGTGTAGTCATCAGTAATAATTCCCTTAGCAAATACCTGCTTAGGGGTAAATACCTGATTACGGAAGACAATTCGGTCTCGTAAATAAGAGTCTGGGTTTGTAGGGAGATACTTGAGTTCAGGAATAATCTGAGACTCTGCTCCAGACAAGCTAGACCCGTCAATTACGTCCATATTTATAGTAACGCGAAGTACGTCAGTATTGTAGAAACCTCTGTCGCCTTGGACAGTTACGCCTTGGAATAGCGCAGCATTGACTACAGGGATGCTGTGTGGGCCATCCCATCTACGTCCACCGCTATTATTACCTACATCATAGATTGGGTCTACAACGCTAGTGGTGCTGTTGTAAAACCACCACTCAATGTCGTATCCGACCGTACGTACTACTTCTTTTGAGGTGCCAGAGATAATGGAGCCACGCTCATGTTGTACGTTAAAGCGGCCCTCCACTCTCTCTCCACGCATTAGTCCTCCTGAGGAGCGGTAAACTTACCGGTCTTTGGGTCGTAGGTGCTGCTAATAAATACTCCACCCTCTACATCGGTTACGTCAACCATTAGGGGTTCGCTTAAAAATATAGCGGCTAGACGGTCATCTGTATGGATGATGTCCACTACTTCATTGTCGATAATAAATGCGACTTTATTTGGCGGCATGTTAGGTGCAGTAGTCATTAGATCTCTTCCTTGTACGATATTTGTATGGCTTCCCACTTATGCAGTGGGCAAGAAGCATTAGGCAGCTTTGTCTTTAGCTTCATTATACACCCGCACTCTTTGCACTGCGAAGTAGACTTTATAAATCTATCGCAGCCTTTGCAAATGTCTAGGCGCTCTGAAGCAAGCTCGTTTTCTACACGGCCTATGTTTTTATTAAAAAGGTCCCACGGCCTAGCAGGTCTTGTATTTTCAGTCATTGCTCTCCTTAAATTGTTCCCAGGAAGTTATCGAGTGTTGATCCTTGAGACCCTGTTGAAGGGGCCTTAATTATACCTACCGAGGTTCCCTTTGTAGGGCTGGTAGGCGTAATAACTATATTTGAGCCTAGTTGGCTTGTCAATCCTGCAGAAGCGTACGCCTTAGCGGTAATCTGGTTTCCAACAGTAGATACTATCAAAGAGCCTACAGTAGTGTAGTTAGTGTTTGTG